TGGTTATTGGTTTTAAGCACATTGATAAAGTCGTTAATGATTGTGCCTGTTTTAGGATCATAAACTTTTTGTGTGCCATCATAGAAGAAGCGAGTTTCAAGAACACTGGCCCAGTAACGCTCAAGACTTCTTGAAGTCACTGTATAGGTAACACCATCTGTTTCAAATATCACTAACCATGAGTTATCAAGTCCTGTGCCACTGGTGTTTTGTGCATTTGCAAGACTGAATGTGCTTGCTGAATTCAAGTTGGTTGATGTGATCACATACCATTCTTCACTGAGATTGTCATAGCCCAATCCAAAATCTCTGTAAAGTTCAATTTGCTCACGCATTGTTTGTTCAATAGCAGTTGGCAAATCTGTTATAAAGTTAACAACTACCTGTGTTGGTATAGCACCAGTTGGAATAAAGTTATTCAGTGTTACAGGGCCTGTGCCGTCTGCATTGTTACCAAGTCCAAAGTTAGTGCCGTCAAGTTCTAGCTGTGTTACTGTTGCCCAAAGCACCATCTTGTCTCCTGGCAGAGTTGGCGAACCAGTTGCCAGTCTATTAAACTTGGTAAAGTATTGTCCACTTGGCGGAACAAACTTGATCAATCCGCCTTGTGCAATATACTGTTTGTTGTCTGACACTTGAGGACCAACTGGAGCAGGTGCCTGCGAACTTACAAACTGAAAATAACCAGTTGTTGCATTAACACTGGTTGTGCTTTGTATCCAATCAAGATTAAGGCTGGTTAGATCTGGGCGTGTAAAGTTTTGATAGTAAAACTCCTGCACACCTCTGCTGCTTAGAATAGGCTCAACTTGATTTATAATAACATCCGAAATGTCATTTTGATCCACAAAGGTAAATGTAAAGCTAGGTGTTTCGGTATCTTCAAAAATCAATCCATCACTGGCAAATACATTTGTGCTTGAATACTTGCCTGTAATATCAACAAGGTCCAAGTATCTGCTTGTGCCAATGCTGCTACGATTGACTGCTTTTGATTTGATAATTGTGCTGTAAAGTGTGTATGGGAAGTTGTTGTAGTCTTCGCCATTTACCATGCGGTTCTGTGTGTAGTATCTTGCAGGCGCACGTTGCTTGATATCGTTGATGTTTTCTCTGTTGGTTGCATTGCTAACAGGTTGTGTAAGCGCACAAGTAAGTGTTAGTGTTTCGTTGCGTCCTGTTCTGCTAACATAAGCAATAGCAATAGTGACGTTTTGCAACTCGTCAGTGTCAATGATGTAGTTTAATCCATTTGAGCTTCTAACATAGGTTCTAAATGTGCCAACAGGAATACTGCTAAACACACCATCACCAAAGTTCAAGTTGATTTGATCATTTGTTCTTGACGTGATTGTAAAATATTTGCGCTGCTCAGGAGCAAGTTGCTCAACTGCACCAGCATAGATGTTGTCTACATATGTCCACTCACTGTCTATGTTGCCTTGGCTATCAAGTTGGTATAACCAAACGTCTTCGTTGTTGATACCTTCAATGTTTACATTCACAACTCTGTTTGAAATACGTTCACCAAGATTGAATGTTGAATCTTGCAATGCACCTTGTTTGAACAGGAAGAAGAAGCCTGTGTTTGCACTGGCATATCCCTGTCTGTCATTTCTATAAAGAATATTAAAGGCACTGTTTGGCTGTGGTGATGGCTCGTACACATATGTTTTGTTTTGTGAAGTTGCGCTCACTGCTTCAAATACCATGTTAGTGCCGTTAACTGTGCCATTGAATGGAACCACTGGCAAGAAACCTTGCAACAAGTTCAATGTATATTCATCAGTTTGTACACCAAGAATTGTTTGACTGTTACCCGGACGTCCAAAACGCTGGGCACCACTCATTGCACTGTTCACAATAACTGTGAACTGTTCTAGCCAGTTTGGATTGGTTGTGTCATTCCAATTGACTGTTACGTTGGATAGATTAACACCTGTAAAGTCCACAATGTTTTCTGTTGAACTTACACTTTGCACTTTGAGATAGCCTTGCGCGGCTGTATTACGCTTTGGCGTATAACTTACCAATTCAGCAAGGCGTGTTACACTGTCGCGTCTTTCAGCAGTGTCAATAAAGTTTTCTCTGGTGTTAAGATCGTTTCTGAAACTGGCTGCTTGACCCATAAAGGCCATAACGTCAAGTAGAGCAATAAACTCTGAGCTTTCAATGTAGTCGTTAAAGCTCTCAGGATAGTATAAACGAATATAGTCAATAAAGCTCTTGCGAAGTGTTTCAAAGTCATAACTCTGAAAGTCAGCTTCGCGATAGGTTTGGTAGATACGCTTCCAATCCTCTACGCCGAATATACTGGTTTGTCTAGTTGTTTTTGCCATGTGTTTCTATCCTTGGCAAGTATTTATGATATTAATAAACTGGGTAGTTTATACGTCTGAGTATGCTGCTCGTTGTGTTTGGTTATCAAAAAACACAGTTAGCAGTTCGGCATTTTGTCCACTAACAGTATCCACTTCTAGTTCAACTAGAATGCCGTTTTCTTGTGCAAAAACATTGATATCACTGATACTAATGCGAGGATCTTGTGCAACTACACGTTGTATTTCTGTGTTTATCTGTTGTGCTGTTGCAGCGTTTTGTGGTTCATAGATCAAGTTCCACATTGCAGTGCCAACTTCGGGACGGCCTGGCATTTCGCCTTGTCGAATGTTTAATGCATTCAGTAGGTCACGCTTAATCAATTCAAAGTCTGTGACTGTGTATGATTTGTATCTGTCTATTGTGCTGTATCCGATAAATGTTGGCATAACGTATTTATTACCTCAATCCTGGGTGCCCAGGAACCTTAGGTGATGCCACTACACTTTTAACTGCACTGTCAACATTGGTTCTCAAACTGGTGTTTGTTGCACTGTTAACCGCTGTGTTAAATCCTTGCACTGCTTCTGGTAGTTTTTGTATAGCCAGTTCAACTGCATATTGCCCGCCACGCACCAGTTCATCCATTTGACCTTTGCTGATCTTGCTACTAGCACTACCTGCAAATGTTTCTCCCAATACTCCAGCACCTTGTGTCCATTTGGCAACTGCTTCTCCACCAAACTTGGCTGCACCTGCTACCAGTCCTGCTAGTGCGCCTGTATCTTCAAGTCCAGTTGCAACTCCTAGGCTTTGCAATTCGCTAAGTCCTTTGTTGAACAAGTCAGTTTGTGCAAAATCTTGCAAACTTTCATTGCCCAAAAAGTCGCTCAGTCCACTAACACCTTGGTTGCCAGTCCACACACTGCTACTGCCTAGCACTGTTGAAATATTTGCAGTTGCATCCTTGAGGAAAAATTCTGTGGTTCCTGGTTTCAAGAAACCTGTTTTCTCTAGCTGTTCTGGTGAGAAACCAAACTTGCCGACACCCACTGTATCTGATATATCGCTAACACCTTGTGGCACTTGTTTGCTGGCCTGTGCCAACATTGCTTGTGTTTGTTGAGGCTGGATTTTGCCAACCGCTGTGTCTGTGCTGGCTTGTGTTTCGTAATCTGTTTCGCTGATCTTTGGAACTTCTGCTTTGGCTGCATCGTCAAC